ATGGCTGGCTATCGTATCAAAACTGATCCGCACCGGTATTTGAAAGATCGTGATGGCGTCTACCAATACGTCAGGCGAGTGCCGACGGACGTCGCGTGCAAGGATGGCCGAGCCCCGATTGTCAGGATCAGCTTAAAGACAAATGACCTGGCTCGCGCGATGACGAAGCGCAACGAGTACGAATCTGCTGACGATGCACTTTGGTCAATGCTGAAGGCCGGAGCGGACGGAGATAAAGCGCGCGCCTTTTATGATGCAGCCATTAAACGAGCAGACGCTATCGGCATTTCCTATATGCCAGCAGAAAAGCTGCTTTTGCTGACTGATGATGCGCTGGCTAGCCGTTTAAAACTCGTCACGGGCAATCCTGCTGAAGACACTGCAACCGTGGGAGCCGCAAGCATCCCGTCGGTCTCTGTAAAGCAGGCGTTGAAAATCTACTTCGATGAAATTACGCCTGATGAACTGACTGGAAAGAGCGAAATCCAGAAGAAACGTTGGCGCGCGCACAAGCAGCGGGCGATCGATCATTTTGTGAAGATTGTCTCAGATAAAGCAATCGCTGACATAACCCGCGAAGACGCCCAGAAATTCTATAAGGTTTGGCTACAAATGATAACGAAGCCAGCCAAAGGGAAGCAGCCGATATCCGCAAGTATGGGCAATCGCATGATGGGCGGGATGCGTGTTCTCTTTGCTGAATACTTCAAGCATATGGGCGACAGGGATCGGCCGAACCCTTTCCGCGATTTAAGCTTTGCAGAGAAGGTTGAAAAGTCACGGCCACCGATCCCGACGCAGTTGATCAGCGACAAGTTCCTGACATACGGCCCGCTCGTCAGTATGAACGATGAGGCACGCGGGATTGTGCTAGCGATGATTGAAACGGGCTGTCGGCCAAGCGAACTTTGCAACATTACGGCCGAGCACATATTCCTGGCCGACAAAGTTCCGCATATCCTGATTGCGCCACGAAAAGATGCTGCAGATCCGCGCGAGATTAAAACCGCTTCGTCTGTTCGCAAGCTGCCTTTGGTCGGTATAGCGCATGAGGTTTTTAAGAAACATCGGAATGGCTTCCCTCGTTACAAGAACAAGGAAGACACGCTATCGGCGACGCTGAATAAGTATTTCAAGGACAATGAGCTGTTTCCGAAGGGTGCCGGCTTTACCGTCTATTCGCTTCGCCATTCCTTTGAGGATCGCATGAAAGAGGCGGGCCTTGATGATGAACTGCGCCGGATGCTGATGGGTCATACGGTTGACCGCCCACGATATGGCACGGGCGGTTCCTTGGAATGGCGAAAAGAACAGATGGAAAAATTCACGCTGCCGTTCGACGCAGCCGTGATTTGATGCGGTCGCGAATATTGTCGTTCGCAGTGAGATTGCGCTGCATGACTTCCACCCGTTCATAAAGTGGAATCAGCTTCGCTTCGGTCTCAGGAAATGATGCAATTACACCGGCAATAGCGTCTAGCCATCGCTCAGTGTCGGCGTAGGTGTAAGCTGGCACCGCTCACTCACTTTCCGGCGACACGACACGGCCTGCCTTCTCCGCGGCTTTCTGTGCTTCCTGCACTGCCTTCGAAACATCCTCGTCTGTTGCGCTTCCATCCTCGTAGCTGCCTTGCGCACGCTCTCCGATGTGAATTTGCGGAAAGTTGTTATAGGCAACGATGAAGGCGACTATTGCCCCAGCGATAATAAGAATTCGCTTGTAGTCTCGTGCTGACATCACTGACCGCCTTTCAGGGCTTGGCGACCCGGAAGCTTACGAAGGGTTTTAGCTATCTCCTTCAGACCTTCAACCCCGGCATAGAAAGCACCACTATCAAAGAGAAAACCCGCTGCGATGACTTCATCCGTCGAGCTTTCCCCATTAATGGAAAAACTGGCAGCGTCACACATATCGGCAGTTATAAGCATCTGCGGTTCTGTCAGTTTCATTCGCTCGGCTCCCCAAGTACGGAGGCGGCGAGCATGGCGCACCAACAATCCGCAAATGTTATGTCGTGTTCGGCTTCCCCGTCAAACGCGTCCAGCTTGGAGAGACGGTCGAGGAGGGTCATAGCTGCTCCTACAATCTGGCTGATTAAATCTTCTCAATTCATGATCTTTAGCGGAACCATCTAACGTCCTCCGGCGTTAGTGCGCGGAATGAAATGATGGAGATTGTTGCACATGCTGAAGGGCGGATTGCTTTGGCTCATTGGATTACCCCTCCCTGTAATTCTGGTGCTCTGGTTGATGGGGTATTTGTCCTAATAATTGAATAGCGGGAGAGATAAGATGTCGAATGCACTGTGGCGAGGGCTGGCTATGACAAGTCATTTTTATTACATTTCTCAACAGCCAGATGGTCTCTGGTCAGTACAAGAAACGGTCACGAACCAACCTGTCTCGCTTAATGGTCAAATGTGCTGTTCTCTCCGGAAGAGAGATGCGGAAGAGCTCGTCGAATACTTGATGAGCCTTGATAGCGATATCGCAGCTTAGGTGTTCCGAGCTCTTACTACCTATGTGGCCGACGGCGGTTGTCATTAGCTGGATTGCGACGCTGACGGGGAGCGCCATAACGGAATCGAACGCCGGTAATGCGCGCCAGTTCGAAAGCGGTGTCGCGCAGCGTCTCAGCCTCAGAGTGATAGCCAAGCGCGCGCACGGCCTTTGAAATCGACAGGACCTGTGCGGCGGTCGTGCCTTGTTGCTGAAATTCAGCTGCGGTCAGGGTGGGCGCCATAACGGCGTGCGTCGTCGATACATGTCTATGCATGTTGCTCTCCTCGTGTTTGGTGGGTGCAAAAAGCCGTGGCGCCAGATGCGCAAGGGCTGTCATTCTTGGAGGTTCGGGGGCTTAAGCGCCCCGTCGCTATCTTTCGCGCCTCATGCCGACAGACCCAATCCAACGCCGCACACGGCTACAACGAACCCCAGCACGACAGCCAGTTCCACAGTTTCTCTGGCTGCGTACCTTATCCACGGCTGTGGGCGTGCATGCTTCTTGGCGCGGTAATCAGGACGGCGCATCGGTTCTGCATTACCGGCCTTCGGTGCGTCGGTCTCGGTTTCGAACTCGTCGTCGGCAAGCAGATCCAAAAGCGCGCGGTTCATGCTGCTGCCCTCCGGTCTTTTGCCGATACGTTGTCGTTCTCGGCAACTGGCGCGAGACGGTAGAACCCACGTTGACCTTGCTGGCCATTTGTCTGTGGAATCGTCCAGCCAAAGGAAGGCAGGAGCTTTCGGAGGCGACTGATTTGCACTCGCACAACGTTTTGCGCGCCATCAGGACCGCCGTTTGGGTCAAAGGCGTAGACGTTGTCGACGAGTTCGTCGATGTAGATGCGACGCGGGTAAATCGCTGTCAGCGCATCGACGATGTTTTTTTGCCCGCGCGGGATGGGCGCGGCTGCAAGTTCTGTGGCTGGGTCGCGCTCCATCTTATGCAGCCTCCGCCAGCTCAACTGGAGCACAGCAAGCTACGGCGCCGCTCGTCTGGAAAACTTCGAAGGTTTCGCCGGGGCACAGGGCAGCGAGACGCGTCGCTTCGGCCAAGGCCTGCTCAAACGAGCCGTGTTCGTATGGCATGGAGGCGTAAACACCTACGCGGCCAGTCTTCTTGCCGCGGCGGAATACAAAGAATCCGCCGCCTATGATTTCATTCAGGCGAGGCTTTGAGCTTCTTCTTCTCGGTGCTGTTGCGGTCATATGGGTTTCTCCTCGTGTTTTGGTCGGTGGTCAGCAGATCAAGCTGGTGAGGCTGTCTTCGTGCTGTGGTGTAATCTTTATATGCGAAATAGTCACCTTATGTCAACGCCTAACTATGACAAAAACACATCATGTAAAATGATATGGTTTATTAACTGTAAATTGTTCTTGAAATGTTCCGTTCGAGATGGAATCCTTGGGCTCGTACTAGGGAGATGAGTAATGGCTCCAGTGATTTTTGTTCAGTCATTCACAGCCGGACGTTGGGGTGTGATTCCTGATGTGCCGATTCAGGTCGAGAGATTAGAGGAGGCCGAGCGTCTCGCGGTTCGGCTTTCTGCGTCAAAGGCGGCAGTTATTGCAGTTTACAAATGGAATAATCAGGCTGAGGTAATAGCCATGTTTGGACGCGTGCCGGAAAATATTCTGGAAGCAGCCAACGGCTAATTAGCGCGTATTGTATTTCCCGACAACTCGGTGGCATACCGGCCAGTCACCGCGGAACTCTTTGAATTCCTTGTGCGGATTGTATTGCTCGAGCATCCATTCACGGTCATTAAAGCCAACGAGTCGCTTGATGATTGCTTCGTTTTCGTCCATTTCGCTGGTGTGATAAAGGATCACATCTTCGTCGCGCATTGGCGGTAGATTGGGGTTTACGAGCGCGGTTTCACCGGGCCGATATGCCGGGACCATGGAATCTCCCGACAATAGAAGGCCGTAGCCGCCCTTAACGCCTTGCAGGACGGCTGGCATCTTCATGTAGCTGATTGGATCGAACGTAATTATTACGTGACCGTCGCCGCCCTTGGCGGCTGCGTAGACGGGGAGGTCGCGTTGATCACCAACCAGTTCATTGCCGGGGATTAGTTTCGGCGTGAACACGTCCGCAGGGCGCTCGCCTGCTATCGGCTCGCGCGTCTGTAGCATTTGACCCTTGCCGAATGCCAGCCAATCTTCACTAAGGTCCAAGGCCCTCGCTAGCCGGGCGACGAAATCGATACTGGCGCCGCGTTTCCCGCCTTCAAGCAAACTGATCGACGACTTGTCGCGCCCAATCAAGGCGGCAAGATCTGCCTGGCTCATATTCTTTGATTCACGCGCCGTGCGAAGGCGAAAGGCGAAATCCTTATCCATGATGGGCTTTTCGCATATTGTTGTGAAAATGTAACGTGCGAATATGTCATCATGTGTTGACATGGATGCGAATATGTCATATTTGTACGTCATCAACCGACGCAGAAGACGCCGGACAGTTCGAAGGAGGGCCTACCTCATGATGCCAGAAAACATCCTCCCAAGGATATCGGCACTCAACAGATAGAAGCCGCGCTGAGGCGCAATCGAAATAGAGGAGAGAGCGAATGACGAAAGTTGCCGACAGAAGCGAACCGGCTCTCGTTGAAGTGCCGCCATAGAAATTATCAGGGACGCTGGCCGCTGAAACGCGGCTGGCGCTTTTGGCGTTCCCAGACGAAGGCGTTAACGCCTTCTGAGAAATAAGAAATAGACAAGAATTACGACGACGAGCGGAACGCCAAAAAGCCACATCACGCCGGCTGTAAGCATAGTGATCTCCTTGTTTATCAAGAAGAAAACTACTTGGCGGCGAATTTGGTTCCAACGCCGAAACCTAAAAAGAGCGGCGTTGTGGGTCGGCACCACCCGTTACCCCGCCGCTCCCGTACATCCCGGTTAACACGAGGAGGGCCGAAGCCACTTCTACGCCGGGGTTTCCTTGCCAGGTACCACCCCGGCCGACGAGACAGATGCCGATAGATGCGGCGCTTGTCAACCATCACCAACCGACACGAGGAGACATGCTGCATTCATCAAGACACAGACTGCAGGCAACTGCCGCCGCGCACCGTAAACAAGGCGCATCATTTGGGAAGATCGCGGAACTGATGGGCATTACCAGAGGCCACGCTTGGTCGCTGCTTTCGGAGAGGTCGCCCACGCTACCGCCACCAAGCCCAACAGAGAACACTGTTGTGCGGCGCACAACTTTCAACGGCGGTTATTCGGGAGGGTGCATGGACAATTTATGTCTCGTTGCCCCGAATAACCATTCTGGACGGGCCGTACACAGGCACAGTCCACTAACCTTACGAGGCAGCACAATTGCCGAAAGGCAGGCCGACCGCGAGGATGACGGGGCCGACGACTAACCTCCCGATGAGGAGGCAATTACTTGAAAACGAAATACACACGAACTGGCGAGCGGGACATGACAAACCGCAAGCCTTACCGGACATCTGCGCAAAGAGCAGAGGCACGGCAGTACGCATTATTGAAGGACGGGCGTTACGTTTCCAGCGCGCCGGTCACTTACCACCGCGCACCAAAAAGAGGTGCCGCATGACCTGCGAATGCGGTGAATGCTGGGACTTACCCGGCGAAATCGTCGTCCACCGGCTTTGGAAGTGGAAGGGCATTATTGTCGAGGAGCGCGACAATTACCGCTGGCTGACTGTGCGTTTCATGATTCCCGGCACGGGCCTTGTGCAGCTTGAGGTCTCGCGCTTCGAAGTCGAGCCAGATTTTGAAGAGGACGACGGCGGCGTCGAGGCTGACAAGCCTGAAGAAGACAACGTCATCCCGGTCGATTTCACCAAAAAAGAGAAGCTTACGAAAAACACCAAGACGAGGGGAGTAGCGTGATGGCTGACAAGCAAACAGTGAAGGTTGGCGATAGAATTACGGCCAAATTGGATGATTCCTACAATGACTACAGGGCCGGTAATACTTTTTCCGTCCAAGAGATTGATGAACAAGACGGTGAGACGATTGTCGTCTTCACAGACAATGTTGGCGACAAACGTTATCGCCGCGTGAGCGAATTCACCGTGGAACACGTGCCCGTTGCTGACGCAACCGGCAAGCCCGCCCTCACCATCGAAACCGGCAAGTTCTACCGCACCCGCGATGGACGGAAGGTTGGGCCGATGCGGAGGCAGGCGTTTGGATGGGTGGCCAGCAAACGTATTATCGCGACCGACCAATGTAATTGGTACGAGGGCGGCAACTTCTCGCTCTACAGGGATCGGGAACACGACCTCATCTCCGAATGGGTCGACGAGCCAGCCAGCAATGACAACCGGCCTGCGACTAAACCCGCCATCGTCGCTCTAATCGAAAAAGGGCAGCCGAAGCCTTCAGAGCTGCCGCGCGTTCATGCATCCGAGTATGCGGCGATCAAGGAAGCAAAACGTCTTGCAAACCGTCACAAAGGACAGCAATTCGGCGTATTCGCGCTGTCCAAAACCGTGAGCGAACTGATCCCTCTTTATGAACATGAATGGCAGAACCTAGCGGCCAACGGGCAGAAAGTTGCGGCAATCAAAGAGCTGCGGCGCATCACCGGCCTTGGCTTGGCCGCAACCAAGCGGGCTATTGAACATTGGGCGGAACACGACGAGCAGTCTTCGCGGAGGGCAGCATGACCTCCACCACGTACAGCCACACGCGCAACTATGCGCCCAAAGACTACGCGGACGGCGACACGTTCTATGAGCCGGAAACCACGCCCGGCCTTGGTGACCGCTTTGTATGGGGCTTGGCAGTAGTCGCCGTGCTCGCCTTGACGGTCGGCTTCTACGCATGGGTGCTGGCATGAACGTCGCCACAAAAGCTACGGCTGACATGCCGCACATTGATCCCGGGCGTAAGCCCGGTGTCGGACGCGTAGGGCAGTCCTTGGCGCTTGCAGCGTTCGCGCTGGCAATTGCCACGACAATCGCAGCGTTCCTATTCTGGAACCTGCTGCTGCCGTTCTATGGGCTGCTGTATCTGTGGGGTGCGGCATGACCGCCCCACGCGCATGGCTGCTCACAAGCCCGCCCGCATGGCTTGTCGGCTGGCTCATACTTGCGGCCGTCATCGCCGCAATCGCCGCAATCGCCGTTACCCACCACACCTACTGAACACGAGGAGACCTATGGCTCTATCTCTTTCAAGCCTCAAGTCGACCAAGAGAAACGATCCGCCTGTGATACTTCTCTACGGCGTCGACGGCATCGGGAAAACGTCGCTCGCGGCAGAGTTCCCAGACCCGATCTATCTAGCAACCGAAGGTGAGCGCCCGCCCTCTGACATTGAAATGGCCACGCCAGGCACGATTGAATCCTTCGACGATCTGCTGAACGTCATCGGCGAATTGCTGACCGAAGAACACGACCGGCGCACTGTGATTATCGACAGCCTCGACGGGCTGGAACCGCTTGTCTGGCGTGCGACCTCGGCCCGCCTCGGTATCAACAGCATCGAGGAGGCCGGGTTCGGGAAAGGCTACGTGGAAGCCGATACCGAATGGAACGAGCTCATGGCAGCGGTGTCTGCGCTGTCTCGTGCGGGCATGTATGTCGTCATGTTGGCGCACCCTGAAATTGTGCGCTTCGACAGCCCGACTACGGATCCATATAGCCGATACCAGCCTAAGCTGCATAAACGATCGAATGCACTGGTTCGCGAGAAGTCCGACATCGTCGCGTTCATGAACTACCGCATCTCTATCAAGGAAAAAGAAGTGGCACGCCAGACGAAGGTTAGCCACGCCGAAGGCGGCAAAGAGCGCCAGGTGCACTTCAACGAGGCGGCAGGATTCAATGCCAAGAATCGCTATTCGATGCCCGACAGCGTCGTCTACCGCAAAGGGCAGGGCTTTACCGACATTGCCAAGTTCTGGCCGGCTGGCAACGACAATGGACAGAAGGAGGCGGCCTAATGGAAAAAGCTCTCTCCGGCCTCGTCGCAATCGCGGCCATCCTCTTCTTCGCGCCGCTGATCGGCGTTCTCGGCGGTGCCTTCGTCGGCTGGGTCGTGGGCCTGTTTTTCGCAGAAACAATTCATGCGTTCCTTGCCGCGGTTGGCATCAACGCGGCGGGCCTTGCGATGTGGCAGATCGGCGCTTCGCTCGGTTTCATCGACGGGTTCTTCCGCCCGGCTATTCATCGGGCGAAGGCGTAAACGCTTAAACCTCAACGTTGCTGTACTAAGTAAAAGACGTCGCTCCGCTGCGGACGGAGCGCGCGGAGCGACGGCGCAAAGTAATCCTCCTCCCCTGATTACTTACGCGGCAGCGAATTACCATGAGAAGAAAATGGTTAATAGTTAAACATCCGTAACAATTACCTAACGAAATCACCAACAACACGAGGAAAGTATAGATGGCCAGACTTGGCTCAACATTTGACGCGACCAAACACGACACGACACAGTCCGATTACTCGGAACTGCCGAATGGCGACTATGAGCTGGAAATTGAGGCCAGCGAAGTTAAGGAAGGTGCGAACGGCACCGGCCTCAAGACAACGATGACCGTCCTTCGTCCCGACGAATACCAGGGCCGCAAGGTCTTCAACTTCTACAATCTGGAACACAAAAACGCGCAGGCCCAAGAGATTGGCCAGAAGCAGTTCGCCAGGCTTTGCCGGGCAATTGGCGTTTCGGAAGTCGAGGATTCTGAAGAACTGCACTTCAAGGCGTTCACGGCAAAGATTGGCCTCGGCAAGCCTTCGAAGGACGGCCAGTATCCGGCTCGCGCGGAGATCAAGAAGTACTACTTCCCCGATGAAGGCAACGTTCCCCAGCCTTCAATCGACGCCAACCAGCCTGTAGCACAGGCTCGCCCTGCCAATGACAACCGACCGGCTGCGGCAAACAGCAATAAGCCTGCTCCAGCGGCTGCTGCGGCAGGCAAGAAGCGACCTTGGGGTTAAGCTAAACCCAACAGGCGCGGCTACCAACCGCGCCTTCTACCACCGAACACGAGGAGACTAACGCATGGCACCGCTTCCAAAAGCCGAATCCAGTACTGTCAGAGCCATCTACACTGCTTACGAGGCCCAGGCCAAGTCCTGGGACTCGTGGGGAATTAGCGTGGGCGAGGCGGGCACAGAATGCGATAGAGCCTTGTGGTACGGCTTCCGCTGGGTCTCGGCGCACGAGGTTCATTCTGGCCGCCAGCTCCGCCTGTTTGCCACCGGCAATATCGAGGAAGACCGCTTGGTCGCCGACCTCGAACGCATCGGCGTTGATGTCTATGGCCAGCAGGACAAAATCAGGCTGGTCTCGGGCTTCGTCCGCGGCAAGTGTGACGGCAAGGCGATGGGTGTTCCCGAAGCGCCG